ATCTATCTTTGAGAGTCATAGAATGGATACGTTAGATAAAAAGTATGAAAATAAGGAGAAGAAATAAATTTTGTTTCAACCCATAATATTTATAATAAAATGATTTATGACTAGAAAAGTTTCAACACCTAAAACAACAACAACTACAAGTAGAAAACCAACAGCTAGAAAACCTAGAACTAGCAAAGAACCAAACATTGAAACAAATATTGAAAATAAAACACCTTTTGATTTATTATCTCTTATCAAAATAGAGGTAAAACACAAAAATGAAAATCAAAAGAAATTAACAACATCTATAAAAAATAATGATGTGACTATTTGTGTTGGTTCTCCAGGTACTGGGAAAACATATTTGTCTTGTTTACAAGCTTTAAGTGAATTAAAAAACAATGAAAATATAAAAAAGATAGTTTTAGTCAAATCAGTAACAACACTTAAATCAGAAGAAATAGGTTTCTTGAAAGGTACTATGGAAGATAAAATGGAACCTTTTATGTATTCGTTTGTTGGTAATTTTGAGAAAATAATTGGTAAAGAATTATATACAAAATTAAAAGATTCTAATCAAATTGAAATTTTACCAATAGCTTACTTGAGAGGTGTTAATATTGATAACGCAATTGTTATTATCGATGAGGTACAAAACATATCAATAGAAAACATACGAACTATATTAACAAGGTTGGGTGAAAACTCTAAAATGGTTTTCTTGGGTGATGTTAAACAAATAGATGCTAAAAATAAATACGATAGTGCTTTAAGTTTTTTATTAACCCATTTTAGTGGTGTAGATAGAATTGGTACTGTTGAATTTAATAAAGAAGATATCATTAGACATCCACTTATCAAAGTAATTGAAGACATATTTGATAAAGTTGAAGAAGATAAAAAACAAGAACAATCTAAACAAATTAAACCACAACCACCAAAATCACAAAATATTGGTGGTATTAAAAAAGAAAAAAGTTTAATTCAAAAAATTTTAAGTTTATTTAAATAATTCACTTTACTTATCGTAAATAAACACTTAAATTGGTTATTATGAAGATAGGAATAACCATAAATGAAGTGTTACGAAGTTTTATTAATCAGTTCGCTTACACATACGAAAAGTATATTGGAGAAGTCAATATACAAGAAGGTGATGTAACAAACTTTAATTTAATTGAGTTTTTTGAGTTTAGTGACATTAATAAACTTAATTCGTTTCTGTATTTAGAAGCACCACTAGAAATCTTCGGCCATGCCGACCAAATGTCAGACGGTTTAAACAACCACTTAAATAATTTTATTATGGACACTGAAGACTTTGGTGAACATGAAATTGAAATCGTTAGTCGAGAAGTAGACAAAGCAATCCCATCAACTTATTTCTTTTTATCTAAGATAGGTTTAAAAGCACCTAAAGTTAGATTTGTTAAAAACTATGCTGATAAATGGGATGGCGTTGACTTATTGATTACAGCATGTCCAATGGCTTTAGAATCAAAACCATCTGGTAAAATCAGTGTTAAAGTAAATGCTTCTTATAACAAAGATGTGGCTGCTGATTATGTGATAGATTCTTTATTGGACTTTATCAAAAATGAAGAGTTAAGAGATAAAATCCTTAACACAAAAATAACAACTTATGAAGAACTTTAAAAACATGATTGAATTCGGAGGAATCTTATATTTTCTAGATGTGGATGCATTAGAGCAAAGTATAATACTTAAGGGTAATAACCCAAAAGAACTTATTGTTGATACAACAACAACAACTTATTATGATGCTAATGGAAAAGTTACACATAGTGAAAAAATAGAATCATCAACTGAACGTGGTAGAGAAATTGACGCAACAAAATATGACATTTTAAGAGTGTGTGTTGAAGTGTTGATTGACTATAATGAAGAAAGTGATGATACATTAGGTGCTGATAGAGCATTAGAAAAAACACCATTATCTTATAAATTAGCTTTTAATACATTGTTAGCTTACGGTATATTGAAAGAAGTAGAAGAAGAAAAATAATAATAACTATCCAAAAACAAAAAAAAATGGAACAAACTACAAAAATCGAAGAACAATTAAGTCAAGTTAAAACTGTTTTAGAAAACTTAGAAAACAAAAATTTTAACTTATATTTCTTTACGTTAGACACTAAAGGTAACCCTACTGCTGGTATCGCTAACATCTATGAACATGTTAAATTACTTAATGAGTTAGGATACAATGCTGCTATCTTACACGAGAAAAATGATTATAAAATCAAAGGTGATGAAGAAAGTAACGGTGTTGCTGATTGGTTGGGTGATGAATATGTAAATATTCCACATATTTCAATCGAATCACAAACACTTAATGTTACACCAGCTGATTTTATTATCATCCCAGAAATCTTCTCTAATATTATGGAACAAGTTAAGTCTTTCCCTTGTAAAAAAGTTGTATTCTCTCAAAGTTATGACTACTTATTAGAGTTATTACCTATTGGTAAAAGATGGAACACAGATTACGGATTCAACGATGTAATCACAACTAGCACTAAACAAGCTATTTACTTATCAAACTTATTCCCATCATTAAACACACATGTTGTCCCAGTATCTATTCCTAGCTACTTTAAAGATTCAGATAAACCTAAAATGCCAATCATCGCACTTCACACAAGAAATCAAGGTGATGCCGCTAAGATTGCTAAGTCATTTTACTTACAATATCCAATTTACAAATGGGTTACATTTAAAGAATTACGTGGTCTTTCTAGACAAAACTTTGCTACTGAATTAGGTAAAGCGTGTTTAGCTGTATGGATTGATGACGCTGCTGGTTTTGGTACATTCCCATTGGAAGCAATTGAATCTAATACACCAGTAATTGGTAAAATGCCAAACCTTATACCAGAGTGGATGGAAACAGTCGATGAAGAAGGTAATGTTACTATTAAAAACAATGGTGTTTGGACTAACACAACGCTTAACATCCCAGAATTGATTGCTACATATATCAAAGTATGGTTAGAGGATTCAGTACCAACTGATTTGATTGAAGGTATCAAAGAAAGCCAAGGTCAATATACTACTGAAAAACAAAAGGAGACAATCAAAAATGTATATCATGGGTTGGTTGAAAACAGAAAAATTGAAATGACTAATTTACAAGATGGTTTATTAGCACAATTAGAAACATTAAAAGAACAAACTAACGCTTAATTAATATTAAAAAACAAATGGAAACAAACAATATCTCGGTTATCCTTCCAATACATTTATTGGATGAAACAACAAAAGAATTATTCGGTAACGCTGTATTAAGCGTTTTAGAACAATCAGTAAGACCAGACGAATTAGTAATCGTTGTACCTAAAGGTAGTGACGTTGCTGAATATGTTAAAGCTCATGATTACGCAGATTATAAAGATTCAGTTACAATTGCAGAAAACGATGGTGAGACTGATTTCGCATCACAAGTTAATTATGGTGTTTCAGTATCTAAATCAGAATGGTTCTCAATTTTAGAGTACGATGATGAATATGCTAAGATTTGGTTTAAAAATGTAGTTGAATATAGAGCTGCACATACAAATGTAGATTTATTCTTACCAATCATTATTGATGTAGATGATAATAGTGGTTTTATCGGTTTCACTAACGAAGCTGTATGGGCTAATAGTTTCTCTGATGAATTAGGTGTATTGGATTTAAACGCATTGTTAACTTACCAAAACTTTAACACTGATGGTATGGTAATTCGTAAATCAACTTATGATGAATTTGGTGGGTTTAAACCAAGTATCAAATTAACGTTTATCTATGAATTCTTATTACGTATGACATTTAAAGATGTTAGAGTTTTTGTTATACCTAAATTTGGTTACAAACATGTAAATCAAAGAAATGGTTCATTATTCTCAACTTACAAAGAGTCTTTGGACCCAATAGAAGCAAGATGGTGGTTAGCTCAAGCTAAAAAAGAGTATTATTTCCCAAGAGATAGAAAGATAACATATGAGGTTCAGAATGCATAAATGGCAGCTACTAGAGGACGTAAAAGGACTACTGAAATGTACTTTGGTCCAGAAGAAGAAGAAGCTGTTATTAAATTTTTAGAATCCGAAGATGATGCTGAAAGAAACATAGTATTCAATGAATGGTTAAAAGGACCACTGGATAAGATGATAGAATCAATTATTAGAAGGTATAAATTATATAGGAAAGGTGAAACCTTTGAAGAACTTCATGGTGACACCATTTCCTTCCTAATGACAAAGGTTCATAAATTTGAAGCTGGTCGAGGTAAAAAAGCTTATTCTTATTTTGGAACAATAGCTAAGAACTATATTCTTGGGTTGCTTATAAAAGATGAGAAGTATATGAAGCAAACCGCTTCATACGAAGATATGTCTAGTGATATTGAAACTAGGTCAGATTTGACCTATTCTATTGATGGTGATATATTTTCAATGGATGATTTTATTCTAAGATTATCAGATGGTATAAAAGATGAGTTAGATGATGAATTATTACCACCCAAAAAGAAATTAAATGAAAATGAAAAGAAAGTTGGGTATGCTCTTATTGATATATTAGAAAATTGGGAAACAGCATTTGAATCAATGAATGGTGGGTCAAAATATAACAAGAATTCAGTTTTAGAAACGATGAGGAACTATACTAATTTATCAACAAAAGATATTAGAATAGCGATGAAACGATACAAAGAACTATATGAGTTATTAAAACATCATGGACTATAAAAAAACGAATCCATGAGGTATTAAACCATCGTGTATTATAAAAAACCACAATATTATCTTATTGCGGTTTTTCTATAATAAAACAATGGACTAAGATATTTATAAGTAAATAACAATCAATTAAAACTTAGAAATTATGCCGAGGAAGAAAAAGCAAGAAATTAAAATAAATGATAATGATTCATTATCTGGATTGATGCAGGAAACTTACAATGATGCATGTTTACAAATATCTGATGCTCAAAAAACAATAAACGAACTTGCAACTAGCGTAACACCGTTGGATGTTGATGACCATACTAAAGTTGCAAAAGAAAAAGGTGGTCTTTTAAAGATTAAAGATTCAGCGATTAGAATCAAATTAGAAATTGCTAAACTACAAAACGATATCTTAAAAAATAAAGGTGATGTTGGTTCAGCTGTTTCTGAAAGAAGCAACGGTTCAGCTTCTCTTAGTGATTTCAAAACTATAAGAGAAATGCTTAAGAATGAAAAAAATAACGAAGAAAACGAAGATTAATAATGCCAAATATTGATAACATAAAAGCTAATGCGGATAAGCTAAATAATCAAATAAATGATAAAGTAGACAATGCTACTGATAAATTCAATGAAAAGGCAGACAAAGTTAATGCTAAATTAAGCAAAGGTAAAAGTGCTGTCTTAGAAAAGAAGAAAAAGATATTTGCGAAAATAGCTGCTGCCAAAGCAATGATTGGTAAGAAAAAGAAGAAATTGACAAAATCAATGGATTCAATCAACAACAGAGGTAATGCGTTGTCATTCTTAAGTGATTTGATTAAATCTTTGATTGGTTCTTCGGCACTTATTGATGTTATCGTAAATTTCATAAGTAACCACATGCAAGAAATTGAAGACTTGATTAAAAACTCTCTTAAAGAAGAACTTCAAAAATTGGTTAGTTGTGGTATTAACCCTACTGTCCCAGCATTTTTATCATCTCGAGGTATTATAATTGAATTATCTAAAATTGATTTTTTAGATTTATTTAAGACTGACCCTAATTCTACATTTGGTTCTTTGATGTATCTAGATATTACTTCACCATTAACCAATAGTACTGATTTTAACACTTTCTTATATGGTGTTATCCAAGATGATGGTACCCAACACACGTGGCTTAGTATGTTAGATATTACATTTAATTCTGAAGGAGCAATGGTTGGTAATAAATTTAGACCAAATAACTCATTAACAATTAAACTTAACCCAAACTTTTCATTAACTAAATTACCAAATTTAAATAATAGTTTTATAACCAAAGGTCAGTTAATAGATTCTGAAAAAGTGATTAATAAAACAATAGATGCAATTTATGGTTCTGTTTCTAGTGTTATCCAGAAATCTTTAAAACAATTACAAGCTGAAGCTGAAATAAATGACGTAATTGATAGAATTGTTGAATCAAATAGTAAAGAAACTATTGATGATGGGTTTTTCACATTTAGCAATGAGGAAATATATAAACAACAAGAAGCTGCTTTATGGAGAAAGAAAGGTATTCTAAAATTAGAATGTTGCAACAAAGTTGCTGCTTCAATACCACCACAAATGTTATTGGATTTAAACGCTGAATTAGCGTCAGCAACCGTTTATAATAAATCAGATATAATTAAAGATAATATAAATAGGATGGCCGAACAGAATACTAGTAATTCTGATAATCCAGAAGATGACACAAACATCAAGTTAGGTTTTGTTCAAAAAGTTATTGACACAATAATTAAAGCAATTACGTCAACTATAATTTCACCTAAGATTGTTTTCATATTTTTAATTAATTTCAAAATAGTATACGGTGAAGCTGAAGAATATGCAAATGCTATTGATTTTATGAAGTTAACTAGGAACTTATTCAAACTAATAATAAAGAAAATAACCGAAAAGTTTATGGCGGAAATGATGAAAGTTGCTTTACGTTATATTGGTGATTTAACATCAGAAATGGCTGCTAAAAGACTAATTGAAAAAGCTAGTGATAAAAAATCACAATTACTAAGTTTAAGTGGTGTTCCACAAGAAGTGCTTAGATTAATAAAAGGATTAATTTAATGGGAGATAATAATAATACATTTGATTTAGGGACTGTTACTGGTGTGTTAAACACACTATTAGCAGCATTCAACATCCCACAAGAACCAGTAACCCCACTCCCACCACCATTGATAATGACA